ATTGCAGATCCGCTTACACGCCAAAAAGATCTGACGCAGCTACTACAGCAAACGCAGCAACTGCGCCAAGCCGCGCCGCAGTTACAAAGAGCCGAGGACATATACGAAGCAGGCAAAAGATTTGGAACTTATGGCGCGATAGGCTTAACGCCTGCAATGCAGACGCTAATAGGGCCGCGTTAACCCCTCTTCTTAGACTTCTTCTTTGGCGCTTTACCACCTACCCAAGCCTCGTTCTCCGGTGTCGCAGGATCATCTGCCTTCAACGTGCCATCTGAGTTACGAGCTCGCTTTGGCTGCGATGATTCGGTTAGTGCGGTTATCTCTGCGTCTTGGCGTTTAATAATTGCCGCAGCATCCTCACAAGCCTGCATCATTGCTCGAGGGTTTGAGATCCTATGTGGAAGCTCAAGTAGCATGATTAAGTTTTTCTCTTTATCGTTTAACATTTAAATCTCCATGACGTTAACATGCTTTAAACTACCAGATACTGCTTGTTTTTCAATACCGAAGCCTATATGTAGTAAAAAGATACCTCCAAGAGCCTTGCCTGTTTGGCTCTTCAACTAGCCCCGAGCTTCCTCCCAATTTGGCTCGGGGTTTTTTTATTTGCATTATTGTTAACTTGCGGTTAACACTGAGAGCACAAGGAGGAAAACATGCAAGCAATAATCGATGAAACTAATACCTGCCGCGTATGCCGTGGTGAAGGTAAAAACTGGGAGTGGGATTACTCTCAGGTTGTAGACAAAGATGTCCAGACAGTTAGCGCGTGCCGTTGGTGCATGGGTACTGGATACGATTGTGTCATTATAGGAGGTTTAAATGGCCAAGTGGGATATTAATATTATGGGGCCATCTGTGATTAACATGCAGGAAGTGGCCCCACTTATCAACCGCTTAGAGCGTAAGATTGAGGTAATGAAGCTCGATCAGAAGGCGTCAGGTTCTTTAAGATACCACGACAGCAACGAAATGCTTTCTCTCGTCTCAATCTTAAAAGAGAAGATGAATTTAAAATGGTAAAAATAAGAGCCAACGAATACGACTGGTACAAAGTATTGCCAGTTATGCGTAAATACGCAAAAGCAGAAAGCGAAGCAGCCGCTAGAAAGTGGGGCTTCGGAACAATGGACCGCGTAAAAGCAGGTCAAAAGAGCGGCGCTGTAGGCGGCGCTCACAGTTGGAAGACGCGGCCAATGACTGCGTATGCCAATAAGATAAAGTTGATGTTGGCTAAAGGTATCAGCGTCAGCGAAATTGCAACAATTTTAAATAAAACAGATGCCGCGATAAACTCTGCGATTAAGAGGCATGGCATTAAGAAGGAGGTTAAAAATGATTAAGACGTTTTACACATTTATGATGCTAAGTTATTTCGTCGAGGGCGAACAGGTGACACATAACATCGTTTTCCCAAGTTATGACGCCTGTAGCTACAGCAAAGAGGCAATGTTCGACACGTTCGAGCCGCACTACGATACTGTAATCTTGTACTGTAAGGGCACTGATGTTATGTCTAAGGACAACATTAAGCCAAGGGTACGACCGGAGTATGGCAATTAAAGACCCTCAAAAGAGGAGAGAATACCAAAGGGAATACGGGAGGAAGTGGTATTTAAAAAACAGAGAAAGAGTCATTGCGAGTAATAAGAAAAACAAACGCAAGCGACATCTCAAGTGGTTGGAATACAAGTCTACTTTTAGTTGCAGTGAGTGCGGAATAAAGCACCCTGCACTAATAGACTTCCATCATAAAGACGGAGAGATCAAGGAAACTGAAGTAAGCACTTTTGTAAATCAGGGTCAGTATTCAAAAGCATATGAGGAAGTTAAAAAGTGTATACCTCTTTGCCCGAACTGCCATAGAGTGCATCACTGGAACGAAAGAAAGAAAAATGAACGAAATACCTAATTATTTTGAAATAGCAGAAAAAATTATTGATAGAGCCAAAAGAGGCTTGCCGCAGGATCGTTGGATGCGTGGCGACCACGAAATGGAAGCCTTCGTCAGAGCTTACATTGGCCTGATTGATGCGTGCGCCACAATGCACAAAGAAATGATTAAGCGTGGCGTTGAGTCGATGAGCATCGACCCTGATAACACCTAACTAAGCCATTGGTAGACTTTCTTAGTTTCTTTGTTCCGATGGTCCAAGCCAGTATAGCCACCGTTAACGCGCTTAGTGATTTTCTTAATTACCTGATCGTTTACGCCTTCGTCGGAAAGCTTAAACAAGCCGTTCTTATCGAAGAACCAAATTGCTGTATCGAAAGCGTATTCCTTCTCAACCAAGGATGGATCGTTTAAGATCTCAGGAATACGCATGTCATTGGCAAAGGCAGAATAATTATTTTTTCCGGTTAATTGCAGAAATCCTCGACCTATAAATTTGGAGGCGTCGCCAGATCCTTCAACATTACCCATCCTGCCCGAGTAAACTTTCTCAGCTAACTTCTTCGGGTTGCGTGCATATGGCTCTGCCTCCGTCGGACTAGGGAAGCGGCTCGGCCACACTTTCATCAAAGCTTCTACAGAGTAACTTAAATTCTCCCGAACATAGCGAAAAGAACCGCTCTCATGTATCACTTGCCCAAGTAGGTGCGCTCCGCGCTCTGGTTTGAGCTCATAATGCTGTGCAATGGCTCTGGCAGTGTTAGGGCCAAACGAGCCGTCTGGCTTACAGCCGCACTTCTCTTGAAGCAGTTTTAGCGCGTCGCTCATTGGTTTTTCTCCACTGCCTTTGTTCCCCATTGCCTCGTGTAGCCATCTGCTTCGTAGCTTTCTGCCCACTTATTTTCTGTGAATTCTGCAAACTTAACGAGGGCTTCGGTATCGCTATATAGTTGGTCGATCCAACCTGCGTTTTCTTCCACTTGCGATTCTAGGTGATAAATCTTGTGCATTTGGCTGCTGATCCACCACACGCCGCCAACCGTCTGCATGATGATTGTTACAACAAGGGCTAAAGGTACCTTTAAGTCAGTCATTTGGCTACACCTTTAAACTTCTCAAAGCTACGCATACCGCCAAGCCCAAGCATACCGAGCAAAACAGTCATTAAGCTGCTCATGTCAAACTCTGGCAATGGTGGATGTTGTACGTTTAGCCAACCAGTTATAAACAGCGTAACTGGTAATCCTAAAAAATGCCAAAATAAAGCAAGACCACAAGTCCAACCAACAAAAGGTCGCCAACCCGCAATAAATATATTTCTCGACTTAGCTTCTTCTTTATTAATTTCAATTTGTCCACGAGCCAATTCTTGGGCGTGTCTTTCAGCCATTGTAGATATTTCATGTGCAAGTCTCGCTCTCTGATCTTTATCCTCGACAACCTTATCGAGAATTGTGCTAACGGGGCCAACTAGCTTCCCCAGTAAATCCATCATTATTCATTCTCCATTTTTACACTTGTTGATTTGCCGTTTGATTTTGCGCTGTAGGCATTGAACCCCATAAACGCCCCCACCACGGCACTGGCACTGAGGACATAGACTGATGCAACATCTGTAATCAGACTTGCCGCCTTATCAAATCCAAGGACAGAGGCAAGCAAGATAAAAAAAGGATAAATCAACATCCCTGCTAATGCAAAGGCAGTAAATCTACGTTCTGAATTGCGCTTTAAGTCCTGATCGACCATCTCCAATCTAGCCTGCTCCAACCTCAGACTATCCCACTCATTTCTCTCTATGACCCCATTTTTATTGGCGTCTACTTTATCAAATTCTGTCATTTCTTTGCCTTCGCATATGTAATTGCTATTCGTTTATCTCTTGTAATTATAACAACTTTACCAGATTTGTCATATATTATGTATTTACCTCGCCGCTCGACTACAATCACAGCTCTATTTTAATACATACCACTTTTGATTTATCGCTTGTAACAAGAACCTTAGCTTCCTCTTTGGCAATCTCACACACTTCTTGCTTGGTGTAGCTGCCAATATGATAGTGCTCAAACGCACTTGCCGATAACTGCACCCACAGTAAAACCCACATCTACCACCTACCTTGCCACTTGCCTAAAAAATAAAAGCCAACAAATAAAATGCCACCACTGATTGCAAAAATTACGGCCCCAATGGCAAAGTTAATCGCGGCGTCTATTTGTTCCTGCTTACGATACAACTCGTCCTTCCGCCTTTTGCGTTGCTGCGCCTCGATGGCGAGCACCTCTTTCCATGCTGACGGCCCATACATAAAACTGATTTCATCCTTTAAGCTTTGGCGCATCTCCTTGAATTTACGCTCATTATTCCAGAGTAAGATGGCTGACTCCTCGTCGCTACCTTTGAACGTCTTTTTCCAGAAGGGAGGGTTCTCCTCACGCCGTTGAAGCTCTGTAAAATCTGAGAACGCTTTGCCCCACTGATTTAGTTGACCGGCCATTTCACCGAGATCCTTACCGGCGGAAATAGCGCCCTTTAGCGCCTTAAAACTGCCGGTGGCGAGAGCTACGCATCCACTAATTGTAACCGGATCCATCAAACATTCCTATACGTTGCACAGATCTGCCACGGGAGGTGGTAAATCACCTTCCTAGTATACACATTTTCTAAGGGTTTATAAACACACACTTTAACGTCAACTGGCCCATATGGAGTAAGCATCAGCGCGTACCCCACATAGACCAGAACCATAAGCATTATTTTCTCAGTGCTTGCTCAATAGTGTCTAGTTTGTTGAAAATTGCTTTAATGGTATCTTTCATCTCTTTCATCTCGCGGTCGGATGCAGCCTTGTTAGCATCATGTTGCGCCTTCAAAACCTCGATGTCAGTGTGATGCTGATTCTGTCGATTATATACGTAAATAAGCACGCCTGCTAATGGCAGGACGACCCAACGCATGACGCTATCAAACATATCCAAAGATAATTCCATAATTACTTTTACCACAATAATTTAATTACTCAAAGGGGCTTGTGTATGTGTTAACAATTTGTTAACTTATATATATAACGAATCAAGGAGGAAGTTATGCAACAACACATAGAAAATTTAATTACAGCTATAAACGAAGATTACGCTAAGTGTTCACGACGTTGGATAAAAGCAGGCGGAAACGAAGAAGTAATTGAAGCAGGTATTACTGCAAGAGCCAATGAGCTTGGCTATAAAGTCGGGAAAAAATATATTAAAATTACCGAAATGAACGGTGGCTCTGTATGGGGTTTTGTCGTTAACTCTGACGACGACCCAAAGTTCAAAAAAGGTGACATACTAAAGGCTGCGAGTTGGTCAGCCCCTGCAAAGAACCAAGCGCGAGGTAACGTCATTGATGGGGATTTTTCATGGGTCAGATGGACAGGCCCAGAATATTTGAGGTAACAATACAAAGGGGCAACGAGTAATGTGTACTCGTTGCCCCTTTGTATCATCGAGCCTTGCTTTCTTTTTAACAACAAGTTAACACTAAGAAAAAACGGAGTTAACAAATGGAACTAAAACAGATCGGTCCGAGGTTACGTAAGGAAGTTTACGACTTTCTTTGCAAGGATTGTGAGAATTTAAGAATGAGCCAGTCCCAACTTATCGAGATGTTAATAATAAAATACGGAAGGGACAAAGGGCATGAGTTCAGCATTAACATTGGGGATTGATTGCGGCTACCGCACGGGCGGTGTCGCGCTAGTCGGAGACGACTGGCAGGAAGTTCACGACTTGCCAGTGTACAGCGAAGGCGGCGTGGACGTCGTTGCGCTGATGGACATCTTAACAAGCGCAGACGTTGATCACATTTACATCGAGCGACAACAGGCGATGCCAAAGCAAGGCGTCAGCTCCACATTTAAGCTTGGCTTTGGCTTCGGGCAGATTGTTACGACGGCGGCGTTAAGCCGCGCACCGTACACGCTTGTGACGCCAAACAACTGGAAGCGAAGCTTGAACCTGCCGAAAGACAAAGACGCAGCCCGACGGCTCGCGCAGCAATGGTTTCCGATGTTGGCGTCGGATCTGAAAAGAAAGAAAGACGAGCACCGCGCCGAGGCGTTGCTTATTGCGCTCTACGGGAGGGGAAGAACGTGAGTATTAATTACACAATGTCAAACGCCGAGTACCACCTCAGTGACGCTCTGAGCGCGTCTGGCGCAAAGACAATTGCCATGAAATCATTGGCACACTTCAAGTACGGCGAGTACAAGCATAGCCACGCCTTTGACATTGGCACGGCTGTCCACACGCTGACGCTCGAGCCACATCTCAAGAAGAGCGTCTGGTGCGGTCCCGAGACGCGCCGAGGCAAGGAGTGGACAAGCTTAAAAGAAAAAGCCGACGCCGAAGGCGCCGTGTTACTGACGGACGCAGATTACAAGCAGGCCGTCAAAATGGCGGAGGCGGTGCGAAGTAATCCGGCCGCCGCAGACTTGCTGTCAGGAGATCTGGCTGTTGAGGCAAGCGTATTCGCGCATGACAGTATTTACAACGTAGATATACGATCTCGCCCAGACGGGTGGCGTAAGGACATTGCGGCGCTGATCGACTTGAAGACGACAGTTGATCCAAGCCCAGAAGGCTTTGCCCGTCAGGTGGCTAACTTTGGCTACCACATACAAGATCAGTTTTACCGACGTGTAATGACGTTGAACGGGGTCGAGATTGACCGGCTCATATTTATTGCTGTAGGTAAGGAGGCTCCCTACGCAGTGGGAGTATACGAACTCGACTGGCGCACGCTCGAAGAGGGCAACGCGGCGGTTAAGTACGCGCTTGAGCAATACGCGACGGCGCAAAAGAACGGTGTATGGGGTTACGGTTACGGGGAGCTGCAAACTCTCCAGATACCGCCATATGCTTTTAAATTTTCGGCAAACTAGTCAAGGAGACACATATGCCAATTTCATTTGGATCTGCGGAGAGTACCGCATCATCAAACTTTATCAGATCAAACTTGCCACAGAATAAGTGGTGGGTGAAGGCCGAGGGAGGCGACGAACCCATTGATATGGAGAAGGGTTTCGCCATTGACATTAAAAACGTGACCTTCGGGTGGCTGCATATCGATGTCGGCATTAGAGACTGGCAGGCGTGGCCTAGCCCGTCGCAGTCAACGCCAAGACCGAGCGATAGCCATAAACAAGGCTTCGAGGTAGACTGTTGGCTCTCAGACGGACGTGAGGCGTCTATGAGTGGCAATTCATACGGTTTAGGTCAGTTTATCGCAAAACTGTATAATCAAGCTGAGACGGCTCCTGAGTTCGCCGCAGGCAAGATACCGGTAATACAAGTTACCAGTTCGACGCCTGTCGTGGTTGGCAAGGGTACGTCATACGACATTGGGTTTAACATCCGAACGTGGATCGACAAACCCGAAGCGAAATCGGAGGTAGGTGCACCTCCTCCGGCTACGGCGGAGGTTTCTCCCCCGACGGCTCCGCCGGCCGCCTCAACTGAAACCGACTTCGGTTTTAACTAAAGGCACGCGACGCCTCGTAAACGTAGTTCCACCTTCAGTGGTTGTCGCGAGGCGTCGCATTAAACAGGGATAAACAGGATGAGCGAATTATATTTTGACAAAGTCCGTGAGAGCGTTTTGGGAGACGTTGTGCACGCCATGAAGGGAGGGCGTAATGAGGTGCTAAACAAGGCAGCTTTTACGCTCGGGAGGCACGCGCACCTCGCGCCTGCACTACTAGACGCCGCCATTGTGGATCTGCACGGGGCGGCCAAGCAAATCGGATTAAACGAGCTAGAGATAAAGGCGACCATTGGGTCAGGCTTCAAGCGCGGTGGCGAGAACCCGAAGAAGCTTGAGAACTCGGAAGCCGTG